AATTTTAACTCCTTATGCAGGGAAAACTGCACCAGTTGGCAACACGTTGAAATCCAACACAATAAATTCAGCAGTACGAGTTGGTTGTAAGAATATTTGACCTACTAGCTCGTTTCTGTCTACCACATCTGCTGTGTTGTTAGTTTCATCCATTACTACTTTAAATGCATACAAACCTTGTCTTTGTTGTACAGATTCTAAGTATGGATTTACTTGGCTTAAGAAGTTGTTTCTAGTAGCGGCTGTATTTTGTTCGAATACTAATCCTTCTGCTACTTGACCGATAAAGCCTTTAAGAGCAATCAACAATCTTCGTACGTTTACTCTATCAAGTGCAGAGGCACGTTTCTGAAGTGTTTTTTGACCAAATACTACTACTCCAGTTCCTGGGAATGTAGCAATTGGGTTAACATTTGCTTCATATAGATCATCTCTGTTAGAGGCTGTTAATTTTCTTTCAGCTCTAATTACTTGACCTAATCCACCTCTAGTAATACCTGCTGGTGCGAACCATGGATCACTTGAAGCATCTGTAAATGCATATACACCTGGCAACATTGTAGAAGCAGGGACAAAAACTGCTTCACCTGTGTTAGGATCAATAGTTTGTAACCAAGGCCAGTATGTAGCAGCGTAGCTAGAATCAAAAGCAGCAGCTTGAGTTATTACTTGATTTATTTGAGAACCATATTCTCTTAAATCTACGATCGCGATTGAATCACCTCTTCCAATTGTATTGTTTACAATAGCATTTACTTGAGTAGCTTGATGTTGTTGAGTTAAGCCTGGAGCTGATATTACATTATATTTGTATTCATCAACATTTGATAATAATGCAATTGCATTTGTATAGTTACCACCTGTTAATCCTTGAGCATCGGTTGCATTGATGGCATTATAAAAATTAGCTGCTCTACCTGCTGGGATGTTAGATCCAACAGCAGCACCAAATGAACCAGAGCTTGGCATTGGTAGTGATCCTGTAAAGGCTGCTTTAGCATTACCGTTATTGTCGAAATACTTTGGAGTATTAAAGTTTACTTGTTTTACTCTTACATACTTGGAAGCATTAGAGTAAGAACCAGATTGTTGGATGAAGTAATCACCACTATCGCTAGCTAAATTGAAATTTACATCACCTATTACTTTAGAAATGTAGTTAGCAGCATATGGATCTAATGATAAGTTGTTGTAAGATTCCAATACTACTTTTTGTACGTTATTGTCATCTCCTCTTCGGATCAACAAGCTAAATGTTCCAGAAGAAGTGTTAACAGTTGGAATTTCCCATCTAACGTTATCGCTTGAACCTGAAACTAGAGCACCAGAAATTTCAGCTCCAGTGTTATTCATGATAACACCTTCAGAAATTGTTTCAAGTACGAAAGGAGATAAACCAGTAGTAGGACCACCTGATCCTGTTGGCATCAATGAGCTAGTTGCGGAAGTAAAGGAACCAGATACTACTCTAGTTACTAATAAAGAAGTACCACCATTTTGGAAGTAGTTGTTAGCGGCAATTGAGGTAAGGTAAGAATATACGTTAGATCCACTTTCAATAGCACCACCGAAAATAGCAGTATATTCGCTAAACGAACCTACTAATGTTGGTATTTCAACTGGTCCTTTTGCTGCTGGTCCAATTATAGCTGCTCCTCTTTCAAGTGGCTGTCCTTGTATAAAAGATTGGTCGTTCTCTCTTGCTAGTACTCCGGGGGAAAGTAAGGTTTCAGGCATTGTATTTTATTTTTTTAGTTATTGTTTTTTATATTTCCATACATAACCATAAGCTGTTTTTTGTTCATTTCTGCAACATGCCCCTATATTGTCTGTTCCAGAGGTATTGAAAGATCTTTCAGCTTCTTGGGTACTATTGAAGATATTTAACAAATTCATGTTTAAATCGTATTGGTATACTTTTTTTCCTTTTTTAGAAGATGTGTTAAAATATGGTTGGGTTGAAGATTTATATCTCCAATAAAAACCACCTGCTGTTTTATACCCTCCTCTTAAACACCCATCAATATTACCCCTAATACTAGCTTTAGCTTCCTTAATAGAAGACCATTCTTTAACTAGATTTAGATTTTTATCAAATTGTTGAATAGGTTTATGTAGTTTTTGAACTATAATTTTAAGATTTTCGAGTGTTCGAAATTCAGGTCCACCCCCTCCTTTGTTTTTATTGGTTAGATTAATATTCCAGTTTTTAAACTGCTCTATCCAATAACTTTCCCAAAATTTCCAATCAGACTCTACTTCATCTATTATATTTATTTCAATCTTCCTACCTAACTTTTTTAGATGGTCATATTTTCTAGTATTAAAGTTTACTGTTTTTCCTATATATCCTTTACTAGGGTCATTATCTATATTAGTAATTAAGTATATACAGGTGGACTTCATAAACTTACTTTTGCTACTGCTTTATTATAAATATGATGAAATGCTTCAAAAAACTATCCTGCCTTAGTGAATTCTCCGGAAGTCATGTCTATTGTACCATCCCCATATTTTTGGGTTAGCTCTTGGGCTAGTTGATCTTGATCCTGTTGGATTTGGGAAAAACTAGCCAATAGAGATTTTTTGTTTTCTTGCAGAAGAGATGTTTGTATTTCTATTTGACCTAGAGATGCTACAATATCTGCTACTTTATCGTTTAAATTTTGCAACCTAGATAGCTCCTCGGGAGCTAATTGGATTTTTTCCATATTATTCAGCAGAAATTAGCTTGAAAAATACAGGATATACTTCAGCAGATTCTACAGCTTCGAAATCCTCTAGCAAAAATTTACCATGGGCAACTTCTTTAGTTTCGGCCAATAGTTCGTTGAATTTTTCTTGAAAGTCAAGGAACTTTGGGTTAACTTCTCTAGAAACTATTTTACCTTCTTCATCTTTTACCTCGTTGATAAACACGGGAAGGGAAATTGCTCCAGTTTCATCTTCTTCGCCTAATTCTTTAACTAATTGGTCTCGAACGGTTTCAATTTTCTTTTTTTCTTCTACCAAATCATCGGATAATTGCATTAGCCAGTATTTGGTTTTAAATTTTAGTACTTCTTTAAGTAGACCTTTGGAAATAGTTTCTCCGGTTTGGGTGTTTACTACTCCATTTACTTCGGTTTCTAATTGTAAAATTTGTCCTAGTTGTAACGTTGTGTTTTGCATAAACGGTTTATAATTTGATTTTATTGGTTAATATAAAAAATATAGTTTGGGTTTCCAAATAATTTTAAACTTGTATGGTTATAAATATTAGATTATGATATATTACTTATTCAGTTTTTAATGGTTCTACAATTACTTTACCATTTTCATCTGTCCAATCTGTATCAAGCATATGCTGATCAATTCGTTCACCTACTACTAGCCAAGATATTGTGTCGGTACATTCGGGATCTTGGGCTTCAATTGTTAATATATTTCCTTCAACTATACCTTTAACTGCTGTCCATCCACTTTCATTGGAAGTAAAGCATTGAGTATTTCCGTTAAGTAGTATAAATGTACCTTCTGTCATTCTAGCGGCTTGGTCTAGATTAATGGTTGCTTTACCGTTTAATAGTTGTATTTTGCCTCTATATATGTTATCGGCTTGTGGACCTTCAATAAATGAATGGACTAGGTGGTGGGTATCTTTTTTAGATGGTAAAGGGTGGTCTATTCTAAACGAACCAGAACCTTTGGAAAGTGCTCCACTAACCGCAAGTCCACCTGTGATATTCCATCTAACATTGGAATAAGAATATCTTAGTCTGTCAGTTAGATCTGCCTCTCTAATTATAAAATCATCTCCATCAGTTCTTAATCTATAATTATAGTTTGATAGACTTCCTATAATAATTGATCTGTTTGCACCACTTGATAATTCTAGATTTGTATTTAATATAATATTACCACTCGAAGGAATGCGCATTTTTTCTGCTCCACCAGTTTCAAATGAAATATTGGAACTATTTGCGGCAAGAATTCTGTTTGAATTAAATGGAGCGGTTCCAACATATATTGCCGGAATAATGTAAAACATTACTGCTCCATTGGTAGTATCACGAAAATATACATCACCTCCACCTGGGTTATAATTTATTTGTAAACTACCACCTGAGGTGATGCGCATGCGTTCGGTCATTGCGCTACTATCAAGTCTAGTATAAAAGGTTATGTCTCCGCTAACATTACCATCAGTAGTGTTTGATTTTATACCACCAATTCCTGCCCACTCAGTTATTGCTCCGCTCGAATTAAATTTGCCTCCAAATGCAATAGTTCCTCCAATGTTTGAAGTATTAAATGCTTGTGAATCATGAATAGATTGACCCGCAAATCTTGTAGACTTATCCCATAAAATAGTAATTCTTGCATCAGGACTAGCCGTGCCTATACCGACATTACCACCTTCTATTGCATATAAATTATCCCCAACACCTGTACCTAAACTTACATATCCGTCTCCAGCAGAATTTCTACCTCCACGAACTCTGCCATAAACTGTAGAGCCATTATTGTTTGTAAAGTTTAAAGCTCCAATAACTGTGTTAGTACTTACAGTGTCACGTTCAATTCGTATTACACCTTCATTTGCAGTTCCATCAGAAATAAAGGAATTAGATGTAACTGTGCTAGAAAATGTACCAGCTCCATTCACTGTTAAACTCCCAGTCACAGACACACTCCCTGTAAACTG